TTAATGTTGGCGAGAATCTTCAGGGATTTGAAATAAAATACGATGCAAGATGCACAGGCGATAATAGAACTATTGCTACAAATAGACTAAGCATTGAGATAGCGGAAAAAACTAAGGCATCAAATTCTTTGTGGGTACCGAGCGGAATTTATAGAAATGATAATTCATGGCTTTACATACATGGCAATTATATGATGTTCTGGATATTTAGTAAAAAAATATTACTTCAACTTCATAAGAAGGCAACATATCGGGAAGGAGAAGAACCTACGGTAAAAAAATTTTATTTACCAATAGAACATGCAGATTTTTATTGTTGTAAAAAGATTGTAATATGAAAGACCCCGCCGTTTTATTTTACACACAAGACTTCATTACCGGCACGATATTGATGACTGATGAGCAGAGAGGCAAGTATATCTTACTTCTTTGCCTACAGCATCAAAATGGCAAATTAACGGAGAGAGATATGTTAAAAATATGCGGTGCAAAAGACGAAGATATATGGTGTAAATTCCACCAGGAAAACGGGCATTTTTATAATAAAAGAATGCTTTTAGAAAGTGAAAAACGCAATAAATTCTGTCTTCATCAAAAAGAAAATATTAATAAAAGATGGAATAAACAAACATACCAAGGTAATACCACGGTAATACCTTTAGAAAATGAAAATGAAAATGAAAATGAAAATAGAATTGAAGATAAGAAGATAAATGTGCCGTTTGAAAAATTCTGGAATTTGTATGACAAAAAAGAAGATAAGATAAAATGTGAAGGTAAATGGAACCGACTCACAAATAAAGATCGTAAAGAATGTATTGCAAATTTACCTGCCTATGTTCTTTCAACGCCAGACAAACAATTCCGGAAGAACCCTGCAACTTATCTGAATAATAAATCTTGGGAGAATGAGATTATAAAGCCGATTGAAAAGACAAAAATAGTTTTGACTTATGATGAGATACTAAAAGCATCGGAGAAGGACCCGGATATTTGGAGTAGGTATAAAGCGGTAAAACGTGATGGAGAACGTAAAGCGATTTTTGAACCAATATTATAAAAACTAAAGAAGGAAGATGGAAGTATTTGATATGATCTGCGAGATCATCTGCGAGGGAGAAGGCCTGACTATGGATCAAATAAAGGAAGATAGAAGGGAGGAGGAATTTGTCTTTACCAGGCAGTTGATTATGTTTTTTGCAAAAAAGATGAAGGTGGGATCCCTGGCCTTTATCGGGAGGAAATTTGATAAAGACCATGCAACGGTTACTCATAGCATCAAAGCCATTAATAACTATCTCGACACGGATAAACATAAGAGGGCATTAATAATATCCTACGCGGAGAAGATCGGACCGACAAAAGAAATATTCGATAAAAAGATACAGATGCAGATCATGCTTAAGCCTTTACAGGAGGATGTCTCCACGCTAGAACAAAGGCTAATTAACGTCCAACTCAGCATAAAGAACATAATGAATTCAATAGATAATATTTTTAAATACGACATGAAATGAATGACACGGCAAAAACAAACATTAAAACCAGGCTTGAAAAGGCTATGGAATCTGAAGGCATAGGAACTAATGATGCTGCGAGAATATTAGGGATTTCCCCGACTTATATCTCTATGATAAAAAATCCCAACAACTGGATAAAATGTTCTATCAGTGGATGGGAAGCAGTTTTGAAATGGGTAAATTCCGGACAAGGATTGAAGGAATATTCGGAGAAGCATGGGAAGGTAATCATTGAATCTCATAAACCTGAAGAGGAAAAAAAAGAAGTTATAGGTGAGCCGGTAAAGGCGAATGTTATTAAAGCAGAACCGGAGCAAGTAGTTCAGCGCATGAGTAAGGGAATGCTTGTTGATATGCTTGTTGAGGAAAAAGGGCTTCTGAGAAAAAAAATTGAAGCTATAGATTTGTTATTAACTCATTATAACTCATATATATGAGAATTAAATCCATGACAAATTTCCTTAACTGGATAATTCCCGATGACGTGGTAGCGATCACTATATTCCCTTTTGGGATATACGTCAGGGAGATGGAATTTGACTATTCTACCATTAAGCATGAGATAATTCACTGGCAGCAACAGCAGGAGATGCTTTGTCTGTTTTTTTATCTCTGGTATGTACTGGAATGGCTGCTCAAACTCCCTAAGTATAAGCACAAAGCATATTACAATATTTCAATGGAGAGAGAGGCATATGCATTGCCAAAACGAAGGAAACATTATGGATGGGTGAAATATATTTTTAACAAGACTAAAAACAAATGAGATGAAAACAAAAGCGAGAGAGCGATGGATTGCCCCGGTTTACATAGGAATAGTTATTATGCTTTGTCTGGCGACTTGCGCAAGGGAAGGATTCGGACAGACAACCCTTTATTATTCCTTCCAGCCGGCAGATTTGGGGGATGGAATAAGGGTTGATTATTATCCTTTTAAAGCATCTAATTTGGGATTGTATAATTCCCTAAGTTATGGTAATTGGGGCTTGTATAAAGGTAATGGTTTGGAACATCATGTCAAAATCACCACAGGGGTGTTAATACAATTAACTGAAGATGATCCTTATCATTCGATATTTACTTTAGGCATAAATTATCATGTACTCAGCAAGTCAATCCTATACAATGATTTATTGAACCCGGTGATATTTAATCCCTGGTCCTTTGAGCTGGGATATACTACTAAATTTGAACGATTCTGCATTGGAGTAAGAACAGATATACCCAGGTGGGAACCGTGTATTGATATTGGCTTCCTTTTTTGACTATAAACTAAGAAGATGAAAAAGAGAGAGAAATTGCAGGCGGAACTGATCGCTAAACTTCAAAGTATGGTTGATAGCGGTCAGGATTATGATCGGGATTACCATGAAATATGGATTGAACTTCAGTCTTTGGAGGGAGAACAGACGGTTGAACAATCTATCTCCCAGTTACAGGAGGGAGAAGTGAGTTTGAGAGAGGAACTGATAAATCTCACAAAACATATTACAGATAAGAAATTTCGCTATGCTATCATGTTTGGTGAGAAACGTCCATTCTGTACAATGGATGAAGATTTTAGCTGTGAGCAAATTATTGACGAATATATAAAAGGGATGGGGAAAACTTTATAGAGTACCCAATATTTAATACTTAACAAAATGACAGACACAGAAAAAGCCAACTTTAGAAGCGGTTACATTGTGTTATAGGGCGTTTTTAATTTAGTCAAAATGAAAAGATATGATATTAAAATATTAACAGCACTATCAATACTGTTGGTACTTGTAGTAACTGCCTTCGCATATTGTGGAAATTGCAAATGGTGGCACATATTACTCGTGTCATTTGCTTGTTACTATTCTGGATGGTTAATTGGTTATAATGATAAATCTAAAAAAATATGAAAGAAACGCAGGAAATTTTATTGAAAATGGGATTTGAAAACCCAAATTCAAATGTATGGCAATCGGAATGGTTTGGTGTATTTCTTCTTTTAGAAACTGCAACCCCTGAAGATTTAGCAAAATTCTTATATAATCGCAATCGTGATGGCAAGGTTCTTTAAATGCCCTATAACTAGCTGATAGCAGTACAAAACATAACTATATCCAACGAAAAATTAAAACAAATGAAAACAAAAGTTAAAAAAGAAGTAACGCTGTTTGACATTTACAGAAAACAAGCAAGTAAAGGATTTAACTATCCTACAATTAAAATGTGTAGTGATGGTGATGTAATTACATACCTACGGTCAATTAAAATGTAACAATGAGTAGCCATGAAAAGAGAACAGATCATTGAGATGAACTGCGAGACAAGAGGATTAAAGATTTGTGGCGAAATCATGTATCAGACGAGAGAGGAAGCTAATGAATATGCTGATGCTATCCTTACCCTTGAACAGAAAGAGAGCAAGAGTGCGGAAGAGATATTAGAAAGTCTTCATAATATTGAGCGAATGTCTGCAAATATGGAAGATTCTTATGTATTGAAAAGAACTGCTTTACGTGCAATGGAAGAATATCGCCAGCAACCTCAGAAAGAGAGTTGTCCGATTGATACAGAAAAAGGATGTCCATATCTATTTAGTCATTCTACTGATTGTAGAAATTGTGAATTTAAACCTCGCCCGTCAATCTGGAGGCAGATATGGAAACTGATAATTTTTTTAATCCACTACAGGAAACCCGACCAGGAACCGCAAAAGGAAACTGAGGTCCAGCACAAAGAGGCCATTGATCCCTTGAAGGTAGCGAAGGATAATGCTGAATTGTTACTATCTATTTATATAACCGAACTCAGGAAAAGAGGACATCCGGAGCGAAGGATCAGGAGGATAGTGAAGAAGAAATTTAATATTGTCGTGAAATAATGTAAATTTATACCATGAAAGTAATAATTAAAATCAAATCGTCCAGCATTAAGAGAAATCCTAATGCATTTAATACACAAACAATAATTCAAAAAGGTAAACGATGTGAATTTACATTTGAAGGGAATAAAATTCCTGAATGGATTAATAATGAAGGGGTTTTTGTTACCTCAAAAAATGAGGAGAAAAATCATGGCGAAGGAAAGGAGATTACTTTAAAAGGTGAAATTAATAATCCTAACTTGTTAAAACGGCTCGGTGAATTATATGAAAAGGATAAATCCATTACCGGACTTGTTTTGAATCTTCATCAAGATATTGAAATAATTCATCACCGCCCTGAACCAGAATATCTATGTCATTATGAGAATCCAGAAGTTGAATGCTCTGACTGCCATTTATTAATAAAGGTTAATGATATAGAGGAAGATGAAATGGATGAAAATTTGGTTCAAATATGTCCGAAATGTGGACATATTAATACTTTCGATTTTGAGTATGAAAAAATTGAAATTGCGTTAAAAGGATTAAGAAAAGTATAAATCTTATTAAAAAATTATAATCTCCCGAAAATCGGTTGCCAATAAACGTGAGAGTAAATACAGGAATTGGCATTAGCCCTTCAGAAATGGAGGGCTTTTTTATTGTTAACAACTTAAATTATTAATGTTGATAAGTGGAGTTGCATTTATTGTAACACTTAAGTAAGTTGTATTTATACCCCTATACTCATACCTACTAAAGTAACTAATTGGTGATGAATGATATACATTCTGCCATTTTTTGCTGTTTTTAATTAGTTCAGATAAAAACTGACGGTTGATGAAGTTATCGGAAATATATGTAAACGAGAACAACCCCCGGATAAATAAAGGGCAGAACGCTAAAATGCTATATATCAATATGATTCACTTCATTTATTAATGTTGATAACACGATGGCTGCACCAAAAGGAAATAAATGAAAGAAATTAAACTAACACAAGGCAAAGTTGCATTAGTTAATGATGAAGATTATGAATGGCTTAATCAATGGAAATGGCTGGCGCATAAAGTACGTGGAATTTATTATGCTAAAAGAAATATTTGGATTAATAATAAACGGAAACTTGTCGGGATGCATAGAGTAATTATGGGTACTCTTAAAAATATGGAGGTTGACCATAAGGATCATGATACATTGAATAATCAAAGACATAATCTCCGGAATTGTTTTCATAAGCAAAATTTAAGAAATCAAAAACCCAATAAACAATCTACATCTCAGTATTTAGGGGTTTATTCTAATGGAAGAAAATTCATTGCCAAAATCGGGGTAAATGGTAAAAGCATTTATTTGGGAACCAAAGAAACACTAGAGCAAGCGGTGATACTTAGAGATGGGGCAGCTAAAAAATACTATGGTGAATTTGCCTATTTAAATTTTTGATAAATGGCAGGAAGACCGAAAGCAAATATTGATTGGGTTCAAATTGGTGAATATTTAAAAGCTCATTGTAGTACTACGGGAATTGCAAGCATTTTAGGTATTTCAACCGATACATTGTATCTCCGATGTAAGCAAGATAATAACATAGATTTTACGGCATTTTCGGAACAAAAAAGAGCCGAAGGTATATCGTTGATTGAGATGGCAATTTTTGAAGATGCAAAAACAAAAGGTGGAACAGATCGAATTTTCTGGTTAAAAAATAAGGCAGGATGGAAAGATCAACAACAAATAGATCATACAAACAATGGGACTTCTTTCAATAATCTTAGCGATGCAGACCTCATTGCTATTGCAGCCAAACTTGTGGGATCAAAAAATTAAAAGCGAGTTTGTTGAAGAAATACGGTACCGATGGACCTTACAAGCCCGTCCGTCCCAACTCATACCAGAAGGTGAGTGGACGACATGGCTTATTAAAAGTGGCCGGGGATGGGGCAAGACCAGGGTAGGAGCCGAGACAATAAGGATATGGAAAGATAAATTTCCTATCATACATTTTATTGGTGCCACAGCTGGTGACGCAAGGGATATAATGATAGAAGGTGAATCGGGGATCCTCAAAAGCAGTCCTCCTTGGGACATGCCAAAATACGAACCATCAAAGCGGAAAATATTATGGAAGAATGGCGCCTATGCCCTGATCTTCACAGCCGATGAGCCGGACCGCCTGAGAGGGCCACAGTGCTATGCCAGCTGGTGTGATGAACTGGCGAGCTGGAGATACCCGGAAGATGCATGGGATAATATGATGATGGGACTTAGACTAGGTGAGAAGCCCCGGTGTATAGTAACCACCACACCCAGGCCGATAAAATTAATTAAAGGCTTATTAAAGGATCCGACCGTTCATGTGACAAATGGCACTACATATGAGAACATTGATAATCTAGCCCCGGCATTTCTTAACACAATCATCAGTAAGTATGAAGGGACAAGACTAGGCCGGCAGGAACTCATGGCAGAACTGCTGGAGGATGTCGAGGGGGCATTATGGAACCAAAAGATTATCGATGACAGCAGGGTAAGGGAATGCCCGGAACTAGTTGTGGCAGCAGTAGCCCTGGATCCCGCAGCGAAATCATTGCCGGGATCTGATGAAACGGGCATCATCAGAGGAGGCATGGATGCCAAAGGAGAAATATACATCCTTGAAGATAACACGGGAGTATATTCACCAAACCGCTGGGCAACAATAGCGATAAGTGCATACGACTTGCATAAACTCGATTTTGTAATCGGCGAAACAAATAACGGGGGCGAGATGGTCGAGACAGTGATAAGGAACATCGACCGTAACGTGAACTTCAAAGAGGTATGGGCAAGCAGGGGAAAGACCATCAGGGCACAACCGGTGGTCGGACTTTATGAACAAAACAGGGTCCATCACGTGGGATCACTTCCACAACTGGAGGACGAGATGACGACCTGGGTGCTGGGAGATCCTTCACCAAACAGGATAGATGCGCTTGTATGGCTGGTTACATTTTTAATGGACTACAAGGTAAGACCTGATGATGATGACTGTGTGGCATAAAACTAAATGATATGGGTATTTTTTCAAATATAATCAACAGGGCAGCGATGAAGCTGAACATCAGCCAGGCCAACAGGTTGGATGAATATGTGCTGAGACAGATTGCCAACATCGCCATTTACCCGGACTACAGTTCCGGCACATATCTCAAGGGCTATACAGGGAACGTCGATGTTTTTACCGTCATCAATAAGATCACAGAGCCGGCAAGTACGGTGCCAATTTATCAATATGATAAGAATGACAAAGAGGTCGAGGGCAGAATGATATCACTGCTTAACACCCCCAATCCCCTCGACACCTCCCTCTCACGGGGGGAACTTATCGAGGCAGCGCTTTCCTTTTACCTGATTTTTGGTGACTGCTATACGGCATACGACACAATAGACAATGGCCTCAGTGCAGGTATGCCTCTGAGGCTGGACGTACTGCCACCTCAATGGGTCGAGCTGGTGATGGGAACTTACTTTGATCCCATCCAGGGATATAAGTTCATGATGAGTGGTAATGTATTGGACTACGAAAAAGAACGGGTATTGCACTGGAAGGAATTCAATCCCGATTTTGATCAGCAGGGAAGTGGCTATTATAAGGGCATGTCCAGACTCAAGCCCATCATCAAATCAGTCGTGGGTAGTAGTAGCGCATATGATGCGTTGGTTGCTGCTTTCCAGCACATGGGAGCCTTCGGGATTCTGACCATACTAGGGGAAGATGGAACCGGACAGGGAGTATCTAAGGAGCAACTGAGCCGCATCAAACAGCAATATAAAGATGATTATACCGGTGCGAAAAATACAGGCAAGCTAGTGGTAACATCAAAGGATCACAAGTGGACCAACTTTGGCATGACGACACGGGAACTGCAGATCATCCAGGCCCTGGGAGCTTTCAAGGGAGCAATATGTGATGCCTATAACGTACCTGCCATGCTCCTATCGGGAAGCCAGGACAGGACCTTCAGTAACTACCAGGAGGCAGCGAGGGCACTATGGACAAATGCCATACAGCCCAGCCTTAATGCATATCTGGAGAAGCTCTCACGCTGGCTAGCACCGAAGTTCAAAGAGGAAGGGCAGGAACTTAGGGCTGATTATTCCGGCATAGAGGTACTGCAGAAGAACAAATCGGAGATGATAACGTGGATGGTCAATGCCAGGTCGTTCACAAAGAATGAGATAAGAGAGGCAGCAGGATATGATCAACTCGCTTTGCCAGGCATGGATGAGGTATTTGATACAGCCGGACTGATGCCTGTGGGACAGATGGGATTAATGCCGGACATGCCCTTGACAGAAGAGGTAATGAAGGCTTTAAATATTCCGGATTACCGGAAACAAAATGTAAATTAAAATGCAACTGACTGTAAATCAGACATTGCAGCGTTCTTTGAAAAACACGTACTGGAAAAAAGGTATTACGACCCTTACAGTTGTCCAGGCTCCTATCCTTGATAGGGTGATGGATGTTGACCCCAGGGATCTCAAACCCCGGGTAGCAGGACTGATTAATAGCAACCCGATGTATGATTATTTGAAAGTACTATGGAAGCAAACAACAATCTTATTTGCTGTTCAGACAGATAGGAGATTAAGAGGTAAGAGTACAGATCTGCAGATGCTTCTTAAGGACCAGACAATTGATTATTGGGAGGATTACTTCAGACTCTACATCAATGCGAGAAGCCAGAGGATCACGGGCCAGATAATGGACACTCAGACAGTTATTATAAATAACCTCATTGATACCATACTGGAGGATGCAACAACTGAAGGAGCAAGCATCTATGAAATCCAGAAAACAATGAGAGATGAACTGAGTAAGAACCTGACGATGATAAACAAGTACCAGGCCGAACGCATAGCAAGAACGGAAGTGATAGGTGCCAGCAATAAAGGGAGTTTTGACAGTGCTACACAATCAGGACTATGTAAGACTAAGAGCTGGAGGACATCGGGACTGCCGGGAATAAGAGACAGTCACCTGGTATTTGAGGCAATGGGAGAAGTGGAGATGGATTATGAGTACGTTCGAGGGCTGCAGTACCCAGGCGATCCTGCAGGACCGGTTGAAGAAATAGTAAACTGCCGATGTAGTCCAATTTATAATGTTGATTAAAATATAATGAGATGGGAAATTTTTTGGTAAAATCCAATTTCGAATTGAAGGATGCTGATGAAAAAAAAGGCATCGTAACGGGTTATGCTTCGATATTTAACAATCTCGACAGCGATAACGAGATAGTAATGCCCGGAGCCTTTGCTAAGACACTGGTTGAGTGTGGACCAGGCAGTGCCAAGCCACGTATAAAACATCTATGGCAGCATGACAGCTGGCAACCAATCGCCATACCGAAAGAGCTGAAGGAGGAAGAAAAAGGGCTTTATTTTGAGAGTATGTTCGGGAAGGACAGCTTCTCCCGTGATAAACTCCAGCAACATATTGATAAGATCATCACCTAGTTGTCGATAGGGTATAATGTTGTCCGGAGTGAGGATATCCGCAATGAAGAAACCGGAGAGAGGGAATCGAGAAAGCTCATCGAGCTTAAATTATGGGAATATAGCTCGGTGACCTGGGGAGCCAACTCACTGACGGAAGTGATATCCGCAAAAGGAGAGAGTGTGTATATACTAACAAACTTAAATAAGCGACTGGAGGCCCTGAACAGAGGGCTTAAAAACGGCAAATATACCGATGAAACTTGTAAACAATTTGAAGCAGAAATTGAAAAGATACAGGCAATTATAAAGTCACTCAACATCAGCCCTGCGCCGGAGCGATCCACCCAGGAAGTTGTTGCGCCGACTAACAAACAGATATTGGAAACTATTATTAATTCATTTAAATCTTAATGTAATGAACGAACAGGAATTGAAAGCATTACAGGATCAGATCAAAGCAGAACTCAAGACTATCAAAGATGCTTATACAGCATTGACGACAGCCCTTGAAAAAAAAGCATCTGTGGAGAAGATTGAGGAACTCATCAATAAGGCGAATGCCGGTGAGATATCCGTCAAGAAACTCTCTGATCAACTGGATGTACTTGAGCTAAGTATGAAAGATATTAAGCTCAACAAAGGACCCTTATCCTTTTTTGGAGACTTTGAAAAAGAATACAAAGAAAAAGGGAAGGCAAAAATTAAATCAGGGTCTGAACTTATCCCGGGTGGAAGTTTTGTCTTTGAACTGAAAGGCAATCCCAGGATGCTTTTAAAACAAGCATCAACGATTGACACATATACTGAGCTGTCGGATAGTGCTCTGGCTAATGCTGTTGTCGTGCCAATGCGTACTCCCGGAGTTGAGAAACTCCCGGACCGACAGGTGCTGATGCTGGATGCCGTAAGCCGTGGAACGACTGGCTCAAACCGTGTCACCTGGGTAGAACGCAGCGCAAGAACACAATCTGCAGCACCAGTTGCTGAAGGAGTTACATATGTTCAGGGTGATCTGACATACATTCAGAAGGCTGCTGAAGTGGAGAAGATAGGAACATTTATCAAGGTCACTAATGAGGCTTTGGAAGATTGGGATGAGATGCTGACTCAGATCAAGGTTGAACTTCTTCCTGAAGTGGAACGTGCACTGGAGAATCAACTCTATCAGGGCACAGGTACCACTCCACAGTTGGATGGTATTAAAACTACTGCCAGTGCTTATGCCAGCACATCATTGAATGGGAAGATTCCGAAGGCTAACATCTTCGATGCTATCCGTGCAGCTGCAAACCAGATTGCAGAGTACAACTATGTTCCCAACGTGGCATTTCTTGCTCCTTCTGATTTCGCTCAGATGGAGATGAATAAGGACGGCCAGGGATGGTATGTAATGCCTCCATTCTCAACTGCAGGAGGTGCAACAGTGGCAGGGATAAGGATTGTCCAGAGCAATCTCATCACCGCTGGTGATCTCCTTGTTGGTGACTTTAATAGAGTCACTCTATACATCAAGCGTGGTATTGAGATCAAGATATGGGATCAGGACAGTACTGACCCGGAACTGGACCTCAAGACCATCACAGCTTCGGTAAGGGCAGCCGTCAAATTTCCGGCTCCTCACATATACGCTTTTGTGTATGATACAATAGCAGATATCCAGAGTGCAATTGAAAAGGTAATAGCTTAAGAAAGGAGGATATGATGAAAAAGTTAATAGGAATTTTATTAGGATTCGCCCTCTTTACTATGGCTATTGCTCAACCATTAGTGCGAAACAGTCACAATATGGGTGCAGGTGAGACTTACTATGAATACAAATGCATAGCATCCGATGTAGTTAGT